TAGAAGGTGCGTAATACCAAATTTATGGGGCGGCCTTAAAACCGCCCCATTTAATTTTTAGAAAGGAAAAATGTCTCCAAAAAAATTCAGAGTTCAAATATTTGCATATCAGATGCACGCTGATTTCAATATAACATGCATCGAATCGCCTATTGATATAGAGAACGCAATCATTGACAGGTTGGGAAAATCTGATATAAAATGGGAATATCTTGGAGAAATGAATGATCCCAAGATAAAACGTATAACCTATGAGGAGGTTATCGATGGAGAACATGATGCAACATCTAAACGACCTTTACACTCAGAAGAGGGGTCTGGATCTCGAATGGGAGCAGGAGCATCTTAAAGAGGGTAGATATACTCTCAATATGGTTAAGATTGACAGAAAAGTCAGAGACGTAATTAGCCATATTAAACTTGCAGAGGCTCAAAAAGAGCATATGCAAAATAAAATAGAAAGCTCTGAACCACAAGTTTCTGTAGCTACTTAATAAAAAGCTACATCGTAAAAATCTCATTTACATTATAGGCTCTCTTGCGCTCTATTCAAATGTGTTGTATAAAAGACACACTATACAATTAATTAGAACATAGACGCGTATAGTCGACGGCCTAGAGACTATGTTCGGAAAACTAGGAGGATATAATTATGGCTACAACTACATTTTCGGGACCGATTAAAGCGGGAACGATTTCAAACACAACTGGGACAACTGTTGGAGATGATGTAAAAAACACAGGACACGTGTTAATGGTACAATCATTTCACATATCATATACTGATACAACTGATACAAGTGAAGACGTGGTAATCCCTGCTAAATCACACATTAAAAATATTTTTGTTAATGTTGAAACAGCTTTCGATGCCGGAACAACTAATAAATTAGATGTTGGTATCGTTGGTAATTCAGACTTATATATTGATAATGCTGAAGTAGGAACTGCAGGAACAGTCGCTCTTGGAGCAACTGCTCTTTGTGCAAACTGGAAAAACGTTGGAACTAGCGATGTTCGTATAGCAGCAAAATACATTCCATCTGGATCAGCATCAAGTGCTGGTAAAGCTAGAGTATGTATTGTTTACGCACAAGCAAGAAACCACACTGACTAATAAATAATTAATGTGGGGCTTCGGCCCCACAAATAATTTTAAGGAGAAAATTAATGAGTACATATCCAGTCGATGTAAAAGCGGTACAAAAACATACTGTTGCAACACACACTGTGTTTGCAGGACCAGGTAGAATTGTAGGGCTTTACATTAACAAAGAAAAAAATCTTGCACAAAGCACTGTTACTTTACAAGACGACAGCACAGATGTAGCAACATTTAAAGTTAGAGCTACTGATAACACTAATGGCGGCGGTATGAATGAATACATTCTGTTTCCAGGTACAGGTATTAGATGTGCAACAAATATTAAAGTAACAATTGCAGGTACAGTTACATTTTGTACAGTAATATTTGGCTAGGAGAATTCAATGGCTACAATTACTTATACAGTCACTGTAGCAAGTGGCACGACACAATACGGAACCGGTAATAGATATTATATTAACGGTGAGCTAGCACCTGTCTTATATTTAGATGAAGGTAGCACTTATATTTTTGATTTATCTGACACAACAAATGATACACATCAATTAGCTTTTTCTACAAATCCAAACAATTCACCAGCCTCTGCTTATACAACTGGCGTAACTACAACTGGGACACCAGGAACAACTGGTGCAAAAGTAACAATTAATGTTGCACCTGTTAAAAAAACTGGAGCGCCTGTTTTATTTTATTATTGCACAGCTCACTCAGGTATGGGTAATAGCATACAAACTATTGCACCTACTTCTGGTGAGGCAGAATTTAATCCACAAATTGATGAAATTATAGAGGAGGCTTTTGAAAGAACTGGAGTTCAAGGAACTAGAACAGGATATCAATTAAGATCTGCAAGACGTTCTTTAAATATAATGTTTCAAGAATGGGCTAACAGAGGTGTTCATCTTTGGAAAGTTAAACTTGCCAAAGTACCTTTAGTAGAAGGACAAGCAGAATATAGTTTTGCAACAGATTCAGAAAATTTTCCAAAAGATGTAGACTCAATATTAGAAGCTTATTACAGAAATAACTCTGATGCAACTGCACCAGCAGATATTGCTTTAACTAAAATAGATAGATCTGCATATTCAGCAACACCAAATAAATTAGCTAAAGGCACACCATCACAATATTATGTAGAAAGAAAATTAAATCCAAGTGTGTTTTTATATACAACACCAAGTTCAAGTGTATCAAGCACAACAACACCAAGTAATTTTCAATTTTGTTTTTATTATTTAGCAAAAATTCAAGACGCTGGTTCTTACAATTATACATCAGATATAGTTAACAGATTTTATCCTTGTATGATGTCAGGACTTGCATATTATTTAAGTCAAAAATATTCACCAGCTATGAGTCAAGAGTTGGAAAGAAGATATGAAAGTGAATTGTTAAGAGCACTGGATGCAGACAATCAAGGCACATCTACTTTCATTTCACCACAAACATTTTATGGAGATGGAGTATAATGGGTAAGTATGCATCAGGTAAATACGCTTTAGCAATTTCTGATAGATCAGGAATGGCATTTCCATATGATGAAATGGTTAAAGAGTGGAATGGATCATTAGTTCATTATTCAGAGTTTGAAGCAAAGCAACCACAACTACAACCAAAACCAGTTGGTTCTGATCCACAAGCTTTATATAATCCAAGACCACAACCAGAATCAAAAACAAGTTTAATACTTTTAGGTAACAATCCTTTTACAACTGTTATTTCTAGTGGAACAACTTACGTAAATGTTTTTTCAGAAGATCATCAAAGAGCAGCAGGTTCTATTGTAAGATTTAGAGGACCACCTGTTGTTACTTCTGCTGGACCAGGAGGTGTGTTTCCAATACCAGCTGACCGTAAAAATTTACAACAATTTGCAAACATACCTACATTTGACAACGTGAGTGATTTAAATAATACATCTGGTTTTACGATTGCATTAGGACAAATAGATTCTTCAGGAACTGTTACAGGCGCAACAACATCAGATCCTCTAACAGATCCAATAAATTATTTTTATATAACTAGCACTAGCAATGCTACATCAGGTGGTGTATCAGGTGGGGGAGCAAACTGTTCCGCCGGGCCAGTAACATTAGGAGTTGTAAACGGATAATGGCATACACTTTAGATAATTTAAGAACTGATATTAGAAACTACACAGAAGTAGGTAGTAATGTTTTATCCGACACTGTATTGGAAAGAATTATTAAAAATGCAGAATTAAAGATTCACAGAGCAATCGATACTGATCAAAGTGTGTTTTATGCTACATCAAACTTAATTATTGGTAATAGATATGTAACTATACCAGCTGATTTAAGATTTATTAGATATGTTCAGCTTACAAATTCTGATGGTGAGCAATTTTATTTAGAACAAAGAGACACTAGTTTTATGGCAGAATACTATTCTACACCTGGAACTTCAGCTGTAGATATACCAAAATATTATGCAAATTGGGACGAAGAGTTTTGGGTGGTGGCCCCAACACCTGATAGAACTTATGAAATTACACTGGCTTATGACAAAGAGCCACCAACAATTACGACAGATACAAGTGGCACATATTTGTCAAATAAATATTCAGATCTTTTGTTAAATGCCTGCTTGGTAAATACATTTGGGTACTTGAAAGGACCGCAGGATATGTTACAATACTATCAAGCTGCTTATAATGAAGCTTTAGAATCGTATGCTCTCGAGCAAATCGGGAACAGACGCAGAGACGAATATCAAGATGGTGAAGTTCGGGCTCAACTCAACGTCAAACCACCATCAAGTTATGGAAAATAAATAGGAGAAAACAAAAATGGCAAACGTAGTACCTTACTCATTCGCACAAGAGTTATTAAAAGGAACTCATAACTTTACTAGTAATACTATAAAGTTAGCTCTCTATACTGCTAATCCTTACACTACTGCTAGCACAGCTTATAGTTCAGGATCTGCTAACCAAGTTAGTGGAACAGGATATACAACTGGTGGAAATACTTTAGGAAGTCCAGTTGTTGCAAACCAAACAAATGTTGCAACTTTGACTTTTGCTCAAACGCAATGGACATCAGCAACTTTTGGTGCAGCTTTTGGAGTTATATATAATAATTCAGCAAGTGATAAGTTAGTCGTTGTTTTAGATTTTGGTGGAACAAAATCTTGTTCAAACGGAACATTTACAATCACGTTCCCAAGTACAAGTTCAGGTTCACCTGCTGGAACAGATTCGCTTATTAGTATAACGTCTTAATAGGAGAATAAAATGGCTTTGGTTATAAATGACAGAGTAAAAGAAACTAGTACAACATCTGGTACAGGCAACATCACACTCGGGGGTGTTTCAGCTGGACAAGGTAATGTAACTTTTAATAGTGGTATCGGAACAGGTAACACGACTTA